GCGGCCAATGCCATGTCAACTACGGTCTTGTTGATCACGCAAAGCAGTGGAAAAGACATAACAGACCCCATGGGCTGGCCCGAATATGTCTCCCTGCCATCAATCACTAGATTCGATAACACACGTAGTGCCTGGATCTCCTCTTCGGAAAGATGGTCCGCCTGTTCCTCAAGTACCTCAACTGCTACCTTAATGTACTCCTTCTTGATATTATCAGTTGCAGAAGTATAGTCAAAGCTTAAAAAGGCAGCGCCCGTGAGGCTCGAAACGTGCTGATTGGTCGGTTCACCTACCAGCAGCCACCCTCGCCTCTTCAACATGTCGTACAACGAGTAATGGAGCGGAGCGAGTCTTCGTGTATTCTCGGCAGAGTATAGAGTAACAACTCTGGGTTTGCCCGATGAAAACACTAGCTCGTAACGGCATTCGCCGCTGAATTCTTCCACGTTCCAGTTACCACCCTCCTTCCTCCGGTAAAGCCGGGTAGCATTTCCGTTTGGAATGAAAGGGGCACGTCGTCGGTCCCATCCCTTTTCTATGTTTTGCTTCAAAGCCCGTTTGAACCGGCTAAGATGCTCCACATCGACAGCAACTGGTTGGAACCTAGCTTCTTTCCACTGGCTGAGCTTCTCCAAGAAGCGTGGCAGACATCCTTTACAGCATGCTTTCTCAAGCTTCTGTATCGTCTTAAAGCTCAGTTCGTCAATGGGGCTAAGTCCATCAACGAAGCATTGTCTTACGGCAGGCCGTAGCCCTCCGCATTTGATATGCTGGGGTATATCTTTCGCTGAACGAGGCATACCCAACTCCTCGTAAAATTTGACCAATTTCTTTGCACGACCGCGTAGCCGGTCGCTGAGAGAACAACCGTCCTCGCACTCGTCGTGAAGCACCGCATACGGGTTAGCTTCGAGTGCTAGGTCGCTCTCTGTGGCCAGAGGTTCTACGATATCCTCCAAAACGTAGCTCTCATTTAATTTGTTCTTAATGGCAGTCGAGTACTGCATGTCAATTCGTTTTACTTCTTCGACGTGAGAAGACAAGGACCAACCGGCTTCCGGTTCATTAAAGGCACATTCGCCTACCTCGACAGGGCCCACCAGTGGTGGGTCAGGATAAGGA